AAATCCCCCATACTCTGACAGACCTCGATCGAATAATAGTTCCGGTTTCCGTCTGTCTGCCCGCAGTGCCATGCTGCGTAGGCATCATCTTCCGCATACAAGATCCCGTCACTAGCTACATAAGCGTGAGCAAATCCGTTTTCTAACGGATGCGTTTGCAGCCATTTTCTGTAAAACGCTGCATTTGCATTTTGTGATCCTGCATCGTTGTGAATAAAAATTCCTCTCGGATTTCCACCTCTAAGTCCTGCTGCTCCTCTACAAATACTCATGTTCTTCTCCTCTCTCCGGCATTTGCGCCAGCGCAAAAAAAGAGAGCCTGCCTCCAAGCTCTCTAAATTATTCTATCTTCCTATATTTAGTTTCAGCATCAGCGCTTCCTGCAATACCTGTGAAAAATTAACTCCTCTGGCAACCGCTTCTTCGTTCAGCCATTCCGGAATACTAAGCGTCTTCTTGATTGCACGTGAATTGTGTTTCTTCTGATATTCCATCATATCAAACTCTACGACAGCTAAAATTCCGTCTTCCGCATCTACTTTATTTATTTCTGTCGGTTTTGGAATCGGTTCGCCTTCTGCTTTCCTGCTTGTAAGAGAGAGTCCCAGCGCATCTACTGCCATCTCATAAGCCTGCTGCATATCATCTCCCTCTGTTAAGCATTCCGGCAAATCCGGAAAGGATACCCAAAAACCGCCTTCTTCCGCCTCGTGAAAAATTGCAGGATAAAATAATTTTTCCATACGTAATACCTCCGCTTTCTTTTTCAGGCGCAGGGCTATTTAAGCCCCGCTTGTTTTAATATCGCCTGCTCCAGCCCCTTTTTCATGGCTTTGGAGTGATAAGGAACAATAACTGTTATCCCTGTCGTCTGATTCTTGAGTTTTACATGAGAACCATTTTGACTGATTTCCTCAAACCCGTTTTTCTTGAGATGTTTTATCATCTCTCTCGGTGTCATTGGCATCTTTTGTATCTCCTTTCCTTATCATGATTGTATTATATCACGTATCATTACGTATGTCAATCTTTTTTTCACGTATCTTTACGTATTATTTATGTTTATTAAATTTCGTCCGCTGCCAAATCTCCGCAACGCGTTCCCAGCCGCCGGTCGCTACTAAATACACAATAAACGATGCAATTACCGCCGCTACGATATAGTACCAAAGCAATGTGATATTATAGTAGATGCATGCGATCACTACTGCCAGTGCGGTTAGGATTAACGCAGTTACAAACGCAACTACATTTGTTTGGATGTTCCTCAGTCCGGGCATCTCTTTAATTACTTGTGTAATCAGAGCTGTCAAAAATGCCAGCACACCGACTGCCATCAGTGCAAATGTTGCATACTGCATTAAAAGTTCCATACTCATAATTATTCCTCCATGTCATGCGCCTGTTTGTTCAAGTGCTTTTCGATTTTATTGATTGCTTCTGTTACCGGGCCGTTACACCCCTGTTCTTTCAAGCCTTTCAGGCATGCCAACAATCCGTAAGTGGCAAGACACTGTTCCTCGTTTATTTTCCTGATATCTTCATCATGCGTTTTTTGTAAGTTTTCTAGTTTTGCTGGTTTTTGATAAAATTTATATATCGCGACTATTGTCCCTCCGATTACGCCGAGCGCGCCGATTAGCGTTGCCGCGGTTATAATCGTGTCTGTTGTAATATACATCGGTCTATCCTCCTGTTTTGTTTTATGCATAAAAATAAAGACCTGTTACGGTCTTGCTCTGATTTCTATGTGGTCATGTCTCTTATGATACATTTATACTACCGCCATTCTCACTCTCCTGCCAGGTCGTTTGTAATCTCGATCACTACCGCCCGGAGATTAAACAGGTTTGGAACCTGATCGAATGTAAATACTCCGGAAACCACTAAACTTACCCAAGTTTTTACTAAAATACTGTTTTTTGTAAATGTCATGATTATTCTCCTTTCGTTCCATCAAGCACTTGATACACCACATCCCGAAGATTGCTTAAACCTGGGACCTGCTCCCTGGTATATGTACCGGCGAGGACAAGGCTTACCCACGTTTTTACAATAACGCTGTTTTCATTAAACATCTGCTTCACCCCCCTCTATATTTTGCGGCGTCCCCGCTGCTGAAGTCGCAAGCGTAGCGATCACTGTTGTCAACTCCGCGATTGCCATTTGCAGATCTGTGTTTGTCTGGTTAACAGTATCCTCGACATTGGTGAGACGTTCCTCGGTCGTTGTCCCCTCCTTGTATAACACCACTCCATAGATCTGCCCTGTGTAGATTTCTGCATGGTCGTATGCCGTGTAACCTTTGTAGGTCGCAATCGTCTGCCCTCGCTCCTGTACAATCATGCGGGATGTCCGGCTAGAGTCAGTAAACAGCACCTTTAACTGTTCCGGAGTAATTCCAACCGTCAGAATTCGCAGGTAATCCCCGTGGGATTCAACCTGCTGAACAATAATCTCGGTTGCATCATTAAAAATAAGCTTCATAAATATCATTCCTTTCTGTGCATCTATTTGAATAATAAAGGTTTGTCAGAGTTATCAGATCGTGAAGATGTCACCCTTAAAACCGGCGTGCGTTTGACGCGCTACGGAAAACTCCGCGTGCTCAGTCTTGTTAACGCGAGCAGTCCTACAGCAGGCGATATCGTAAGACTACCATCGGAGGATATACCCTCTAATTATGTAATGTCGTCTGCCTTGGTTCGGGGGCAAACACGAGGAGATTATTTTGTTTCTATAACGCCTGCTGATGCCAATCCCCCGGGAAAAGTAGGAATTTTTATCGGAAATAATGAGGCACAAGTTGTAAGTGGGGGCTATATTGTAGCTTGCGTGACATAGTGTGTATAAGCGCTTAATCCGACATTTTTATGTACTCCATAACTACGATGGCGGAACATGGAAGTGA